ACTCGTGACATGCGTAACAACGGCCCGATCAAGAAGTCTTTAAGGAAATAAAGAATGGCAACTTACCCAACCGATGCAACAGCTCCTATTACAGCTTTTCCAGTCACTAGTACTGTAACCTATAGTTCTACTGGAGCTGCTACAACTGATTTTAACTTATCTACTGCTGTAGCGCATGCAGGTGAGGTAGCTGCTTTTATAGACGGTGTTCTACAACAAACTACAGCTTATTCTATCTCAAACTCAGGAGCAACAGCTAGTTTTATTACTGCTCCTAATGCTTCAAACTTAACTTTACAGACTGTCTCCGTCCCTCCAGCACTTAAACAGCGTAGAGCTACCTATTCATCCCTATCAGCTGAATTTTCAAATACCTCAGCAACAGTTATAAATGGCAATTCTTATGTAATTAACGCTCATCAAACTTCTTTCGCACTTCCTGCTTCGGCAAACATTGTATCCTCTAGTGATTTACAAGTATATTTATCTGGTGTGTATCAAAATTCTGACGCTTACACCTACCCATCAGTCACTTTGGGAATAAACGGAATTGATATTTCTGATAATGTTGCTACAAAACTACTCACAAACTTCTTTGGTGCTCTTACCGATGAATCCGACTCTGCTCATACTGTAACTTTTGTTGGTGGTTCAGCTGCCTATGCAACATATGGCGCAGACAAGTTTGTCACTCTAGACGGAACTAATGACTATCTACAAATACCATCAAGCGATGATTTTAATGTAAATGACCGTTCTTTTACTTTAGATATGTGGGTTCGTCCCGACACCGGCACTTCTATGACTGCCAACCAAACACTATTTGCTCGTCATGGCGATGCAACTAATAACTATAACCTTCGTTTAGTAGGAGCAAACTCTAATGTAGGATTTGTGATAAATCGCTTAGGCGGAGTAACAGAGATTTATGGGGGTAATGCGAATGGGGGATCTAATTACCACGTAGCAGTGTCGTATGACGCAACAACAGATAATATAAAACTATATGTAAACAATGTAAAAGTTGCTCATAAAACCTATGTAGCAGCAACTGCTACTGGCGGGAATGTGTCTATAGGAGCTAACTCAAACACCACCACAACAGGAGAGTTTTTTAATGGAGACATCTCTTTTGCTCGTTTGGCTCATGTAGCGAGATATAGAACTGACTCTATTCAACCTATTACTTCTTCTAATGCGCTCACAGTTCAATCTGGAGCCCCACTTGGGTCTGAAACATCTGCTGACACTCTTACTATTAGATCTTTTACAGCAGCGGTAGACACCAGTGATCGTTTTACCTCAATGGCTGATAGAAAGCCTGATAAAGGCATATCGTCTCAACGTGCTTTTGATGTTAATACTTTTGCCTCACAAGCTGGTTATGAGAAACGTCGTTTGAGGTCTAGAAGATCAAAACGTTCTTACGACATAAAATACACATCAATTACAGGTGTTGAAAAAACAGCTATTGAGAATTTTTATAACGCAAGAAGCGGAGAATTTGAATCTTTTAGTTTTGACTTGTCGCACATCAATGAAACTGGTACAATTACTACAAGATTCCAAGGTTCTCTATCAATTGAGCAAACTTACTCTACAGGTTCAAGATTGATAGATAATTTTTATGCGGTATCTTTTAATTTACAAGAGGTATTTGACTAATGAGTGCCCGCTCTTACGATGTAATATTAAGTGTTGATGACGCTTCTGGGTTTGTTGCTACTAACGTGCTTGTTGGTAACACTACTGCTACTTCTGGTATTATCGCAAACGTAAACTTAACTACTAACGAGCTTAAGGTAAAGCTTAATAATATACAACAAGAATTCTCTTCTTCAGAGTTAGTGCATTCCAATACCCTTACTTTAGCTACAGGATCAGGAGGTGATGGTCTACTCTCTACTTCTAATTTTGTAAGTAATGTTATATCAGCTAACTCCACTACTGCAATTGCAACTATTTCTTCTATAACTCCTAGCGCTTTTAAAGCAGAGAAAAATTCTTTTTCCCAAAACCCTATTGTAAGACTCTATACTATATACTATCCTGGAGAGTGGTATCCCCCCAATCTTGCAGGTAATCCAACAGGCCAAGGGACAGGTAAAGCGTGGCCTAACGATTTTCCGATTCGTTTTGCAGAAGTTGTTGGCGATTTAACTTCTGATTTATCTTATAACGTATCTTATGGTGGCACTTCTTATATTCCTTTTCCTGTTAATGCATCTAAGCTAGGACAAGGGTCTGAAGGCTCTGTTGATGAAATAACTTTAGACATTTTTAATGTAGATAATATTATTACTAGACTAATAGAAGATCCTTTTTTAGCAGGAAATAACTCTTCAAATTCTGTAACTGCCACTGTTAATGGTGAGATAGTAAACGGTATTGATCCTAGAACAGTTCTTGGAACTACTAGCAACCCAGATGGATTAAATTATGATGCAGATATAGTAGGATACTATGGTCGCTCTAATGCATCTTTTGACAGAACACAAACTCTTAGTGTAGGCGGTACTTGGACAGAGCAAAAACAAGACACTAGAGATATGTTAGGAGGTGTTGTAGAGATAAAAACTACTTTTGCTAATTTTTTAGACTACTGGCCAGAGTACAGCAGTGTTGAATCAGTAAGTAGTAATGTAATTGAGGTTTATAATACCCTACCGTACAGAGTAGGTGATAATGTAAAAACTGCTTCAGGGACTATTGAAGGAACAATACAATCAATAGAAAGAAATTCTTTTCTATTTCTAAGCAATGATTTAGATGCTGATGTAGCCCGGTTTGATCCTCTACACATTGTAAATCCTTTAGCTGACCCTGAATCCTATGTACAAGACAAGTTCAAAATTGATCAACTTGAAAAACTAAGTGATGATACAGCTACTTTTAATTTAATCTCATGGCTTCAGTACTTTAAGTTAGTCACTCCTAAACGCAAGTATTATAAAAACACTTGCCAGTGGGTTTATAAAGGAGCTGAATGTCAATATCCAGGTCCTGGTACTGATCCAATTCCTGGATCATCTCCCGTATTAATAGCTAATTCTAATCCTATAGCTGCTAATAATCAAATTGCAGCAGATTCATCAGGAGATGTTTGCTCTAAGTCTCTTTTGGCTTGCACTCTTCGTAACAACCAACTTCATTTTGGAGGGTTTCCTGGAACAGGACGAACAATTCCAAAAGGATAAGCGTTGTATATTACCTTGGATTCATCAGTATGGTGATATCAATGGTGAATATGGTTTATGTTGTTTTTCGATTTTTTCTGGGGGTAAGAATACTTTTGGTAAAAACGAATCTCCGATTTCTGCTTTTAATTCTCAATACATTAAACAAACTAGATTAGATATGCTCGCAGGTAAAATAGTAAAAGCTTGCGATGTTTGTTATGATTGGGAAAAACAAGGTATTCAAAGTCACAGAGAACGCATGAATCAACGTTTTTATGATTATAGAAAACTTTATGAAACTACTCTTCCTGACGGCTCTTTGAAATCTCCTCCTATTTACTTAGATTTCAGATTCGGTAATCTCTGTAATTTCTCATGTAGAATGTGCGGATCATACGCTTCTTCCTCTTGGGCAAAAGAAGAAAAATATTATGGTAGGTTATCTTTAGAAAGTCCTAATCATTATGATCACTGGACTAACAATATAGATTTTTGGAAAGATATAGAATCTATTAAGAAATATATTAAAGTGTTATATTTTGCTGGTGGAGAACCTTTTGTACAAGAAGGTCATTATAAACTACTTAAACTACTTATAAAATCTGATTTAGCTAAAAACATTGAACTCGACTATAATACTAATCTTTCATATAGTGGCAGCTTTAAAGGCGATGATATAGAAAAACTATGGAAGCACTTCGGAAAAGTAGATTTATGGCCTAGTATTGAGGGTTTTAATGAAAAAGCAGAATATGGTAGAAAAGGTCTTAATTTTGACCTTTTTAAAGAAAATAGCTTAAGATTTTCAGAATATATAGATACTTTTTCTTTAGTAAGTAGTATCTATTCTATAAGTTCTAATATAGACCTTATAAAATGGATAAAATCAATTGACAAAACTTTTAATATAACTAATCTTACTAATCCCTCTTATCAATCTACTACTGTATTACCTAAAGAGCTTAAAAAATATATTATAGCTAAATATAAAAAAGAATTAAGTACTATAAAAAACATAAATACTTATGAAATAAATAGCGTACTAGATTCATTAAGACACATGAATAGTTTTGATGATAATTATTTAGCTCCAAAATTTAAAGAACGTAATGTACAAAGTGATTTATTTAGAAATGAATCTTTTGAAAGTGTTTTTCCAGAGTTAGCTGAATGGTACAGAAATATTTAGGATTAAAACACGAATATGGGATAATTGACTGTATTGAGTTAGTACGCCTATTTTATAAAAATGAACTTGGTATAGAATTTTCCTTACCTCCTTATCCCCACTCAAGAGCTTGGTTAAAGTGTTTTTCTACTGAACACGTAGACAGATGGGCTTCATCGTGTGCTCTAAAAGTTAAATTGACAGACGCCGAAAACTATGATGTAATAGCTTTTAAGTCGCTAAATTCAAATTTAGTAATACATTTTGGTTTATTTTTAAAACCAACTCAAATACTACATATTGAAGAGAGAGGGGTCTCACGTATAGAAACTTTATCTGATTATTGGGTAAAGCGTATATGCGCCATATATCGCCATGAATCAATGGTACAATAAATACACTGATATCCCTTATAAACTTTTTGGCACAGACCCAGCCACAGGTATGGACTGCTTTAACCTACTATGTTATGTTTTTAAAGAGCAGGCTGGTATAGTGATACCATATACTTCAAGTAATTTTTTAAAAATGGTTGATGATCTTTGGTTTACAAAAACTCATGAGCAACATTTTTTAAACGGATCAAATAACGGTGATTGGGTAGAGATTGATACTTTACAACCTTATGATCTTATTTTAATGTGTTTAGGGTCAACAAATGTTGTAAACCATGTTGCCATGTATGTAGGAAATAATAAAATATTACAAATGATTGAAAATAGGGATAGTGCTATATACGACTATCATAAATATTTTCAACAATATACCATAAAGAAAGTAAGATGGAAAAGTTTAGTAAGTTAAAAGAAGATATGAACAACCATGCATTGAGAGATTATCCTCTTGAAGCAGTGGGGATTATAACTAAAAATTTTGAATATGTTCCTTGTAAAAATATTAGTGATCTACCAAAGGAAACCTTTTATTTAGACCCTGCTGCTTTGGTGAAGCATGATGGTAATATTTGGGGAGTTTTTCACTCTCATCCTGGGCAAGAAAATCCTATCCCAAGTGAAGAAGATAAAGTGGGAGCAGCATTCCAAGAGTATAAATTTTTAGTTGGATTCAACAATAAATTTTACATATACTGGTATAATGATAAATTAGATACTTTAATTTTTGATGATTTCGAGGAGCATCATTGCTTACAAAAATAAAAATTCACTCTGCTTACAAGAATATATTCTCGCAATCAGAATATACAGCTGATTTAACTAGGTATGGAGACTTACCTTTTTATCTTGGTTCTATGCATCCTAAATTTAGAAACTATGCTAACGCCATTCACACAGGTGATTGTCAAGAAGGTTATTCATTATTAGATAAAAATTTAAACGTAGTTCAAGAAGAAGATTTACAAATTAAAAAAGTAAAACCAAATGAAGTTTTTTATGTAGTTCCTGCAATTATAGGTGGTGGTGGAAAACGTACCACTGCAATGTTAGCTATTGCAGCCATAGGTATTGCAACAGGAGGGTTTGGTATGTTAGGTGCTGGGGCTGCTACAGGCGGTACTGCAGCTGCCGGAGGTGGTTTTGCTTTTGGTAGTTTTGCTCAAACTTTAGGTGTAAATATAGGATTAGCATTAGTAACTTCTTTATTTACAAAACGTGAAAAGGTTAAGGAAGTTGATCAAAGTATTAGAGAGAATGATATGTTTGGTAGTTTGCAGAATACCTCTAACAGTGGCACCCCTATTCCTTTAATTTATGGAATGCATCGTGTAGCTGGACAGCTAATAAGTGGTTACTTAGACACAGTTGATCATGGAAAGAGTGATACTATTACCGTCGCTTCAAGGTTTGAGACATGAGAAGGTACTTTACTGAGCATGATAACGTTAAAGTTCCTGTAATTAAGGGAGCTTTTGGTGGCGGAGGTGGCGGAGGCAGTCCCTCTGAAGAGCCTAACAGCCTTTTCTCAACAGATATTTTATTTCTTTTAACTGCTCTTGGAGAAGGACCTCTATACCGAATTAACCCTAATGGACCACAAGACATAGAAATTAGTGAAAACTCTATCAACGACTTACTAAATATAGATGGAGATGGTGGAGAAAATACAGACTTTTTCAAAACCTTATCACGCACAGGGACAGTAACTCAAGGAGTTCTTAGAAAGTTTGGTCAACAAACAATAGTTCCTCAACAGTTCGCTTCACCTGTTACTCTTAAAAAAGGCAATATCGACGGTATTCCTCAGGCTAGAGTATTTTTACAAGAAACTAGTTCTAGGGCTTGGGATGAAATAAATGTAATTCTTATAGTACAAGTTTTACAAAAGCAAGATGATAAAGGAAACGTAACACCACATTCTGTAGAAGTAAAAGTTACTTTTTTTGATAGTACTGGGGCAACAGAAATTGGCAGTAAAGAAGTTCAAATTAATGGTAAGACCACTACTCCTTATAAAAGAGTTGTAAATTTTGAGATTCCAGAAATTAGTCGATCTGATGATGGATATAGATTTACAGTTGAAAAGGTTACCGATGAATCTAACGATTCTAAAATACAGTCACAAGTTCAAGCGGTTGGTTGGTTTGAAGTTGAAAATACTCCGCAAACTTTTCC